TGGTGATTCGGGTGAGTTGAACCCAGTCTACTTATCTTCAGCGCCGCGATTCAAGCACTCGGAGCCTTGCATTGTGATCCACCATCATTTCACGTACCACTTCGCGATCTTTCTTCATCTCTGTTCGCATGTGGCCTAGCTGTTCGCTGATCGCTTCTGCAACGGTACTAAGCCTGGCGATGCTTTCGCGGGCTTCACCGTTGGATTGGAGGTAGCCGATCCAAGCAGTACCGCTCACTCCGAGCCCTGTAGCCGCCAGCGCCGCAACAATCTCAACACGCACAGCACTGACTCACGAAACTTTCATACAGTCAGATTAGCGCAAGGGATCTGGTTTTCCTGCCAGGATCGCCACTGCACGGCGGTAAAACATGGTGTCTGTGCGGCCTTCTCGTTCCATGAGTTCCTTTATCTTTTTCCAATTCTCAAGGGTGTGACGATCCATTACTTTCCTTAGATGCCGTCAGTTGAGGTCAAGCTCTGATACTTCAGAGTTAATCCAGTAAACAGACCACGTTGAGGATGGCTGATCTGATCACGACCATCTAAGAAGTACAGCTCTTCTAGCCACAGCGTTCTAGCCGTCATGGCCTGTACGTCTTCTGCACCAGGCTTAGCAGCAATCATCGGGTCAGGGCGTTTCATCAGGCAAATACTCTGTAGGGTAATCCAGGTTTTACTTCAAATGTATCCCAGCCATCAGGCAAGTCACCCAGGTAATTAACGTGCCAGCCAGGGAGAATAGTGGCTGCAACAATTTGATTACCCTCTTCATCCCATTCACCACCTTCCGGGATGGTGCCGATTACGTCAATTGCATGATCGCGTGTATAGGCTTGTAGCACTTCAGAGTCAACACCTTTTTCATCGGTAACAGTGACAAAAAACCCAGCAGCTTTAGCTGCCGCAACCCATGCAGCTTCATCAGTAAACCGGAAGAAAGGACCGGGTACTGGTGGAGATTCCAGAAGTTTTTCAGCCATGATCAGGTAGTAATACCTTCTAGGGTAGCTTCAGGTTGACGAGTGGCAAAATAAGCGAGGCGTTTGATGTGACCGCTGAAGGCGTCCAGATACGCTGCCGTGCTTCCGATATGAAGATTATCAACAGCAGGCATCGTTACGCTTGTATCTTGCGCGGTCAAAGTGCCGTTTAGAGCACCAATGGCATCGTTACCTGTGGCGGCAAACGCTACTTTTGTCGGGGATGCGCTTGGAGTCAAAGAGGCAAAGTATTGCGTACCAGAGTTGGTCATAAAAAGCTGATTGTTCCAGGCACCCCAGCGGATTGAATTGTTGGTCCCTTGAGTAAAGCCTGCAATCTGTTGATTACCACTTGCTGAGTAAGCTTGATATTCAACGAATAGAGTACCAGCGCTTTGATTGTAAAAACTGCTGAAATTTGTACCAGTGATGCTTAGAATATCAGCCGCACGGGTGACGGTAGAGGATGTTGTTTGGATGTAGGAAGTGGGAACAGAGCCTGCTTCTAGCTGAGCACCCCATAGGTAAATTCCTTCTTCGCTGCCCAAGTAGTTCCTGTTAGCCCAAACACCGTCTTGGCTAAGACGAACCTCTGCAACGGTCGTTGCAGCAGAAGTCGTGGTCTCAGTGATACTTAGACGCCTCCAACCGTTTCCCGCATCCTCAATGCTAAAAGCAGGAGTACCAGCAGCAGACGATGCTGTTTTGTTTGTCAAATCATACGAAGCAGCCGTCGTAGGGAAGGCTCCTCCACCTGAATACAAAAGCAAAAAGCAGTGATCCAGGTCTTGGGCTTTGGCATAAACACTAAACGTGTAATCAATACCGCTGCTAAGAGTTGGCGAGTCATGTCCTATTGAATGAGAAGTGTTGACAGTGTTGTCTAGGACCAGATCTGCCGTCGTTGTTCCGTCTGGGGCAGCAATCGCGTTCGAGGTAACGGTTGCATTTGATTTTTGCCAAGCTGATTGATCAAACTCTTCACTATATGTCAGCAAATTTGTGCTTGCTTCCTCTTTCAATAGACCCAAGCTTTCACCTGTTACAGGGTCATGGTCAAAGCGGGGAGTATTGGTGGTTGCGCTCTGAATAATCCCAGCGCCATCGACATACGTTCCACTGCTGGCGCGGGTGAAGGTGATCAGGTTGCTACTGCTGACGCGATCATTTAGCGTCTTTTTGCTCGCAAACTGTAAATCTAAGCTGGCAGTTTTAAAAAAACCAAGTCCGTTGACGCCGCCTGAAATGCTTTGGCGCAGTCCATTATTAAGCCCAGTATTTAGGCTAGAACGCAAACTTTTAGCCATTATTCAAAGAGCCCCAACAACTGTTGCAACAGTAGGTGTTCCGCCACTAACACTCACTAAGCGCAGACGCACATATTCAACAGGGCAGCCATTCAATGCAAAACCGCGTGTGCCGTTTGCGGTGATTGTCGTATCGGTTTCGTCTTCGTCTAAGTTGAAAAAATTAGTGTCATCTAGGCTGCCTTCAAACCGCACCACCACATTCGTTCCAATGCTGCTAACCGTCACCTGAAACGTAACCGCCTGCGCGTTGACCTTGATTGAACTAGTGGTGCCTGCAGCTGTCAGGCTTGTTAGGGCCGCAGTTGTGAACGGATAAAGGGCCATGACAGCAGGGCAAGGTCAACACTTCATGTGACGATTCTAACCCGCAATCAACTTGAAGCCATCAGGCCATGAGCACTCGCAAAAGCTAGCAGTGAATTCACCTTTGCCTCAAGCTCGCGACAATACTCAAGTAACTCTGCATTGGTCGGTGACGCTGCATCTGCAATCGTCATCGTTCCATCAGCAGTCGGTAGCGTTCCGGTCGTTGCAGTTGCTGACAGATCAGCGACATGCGTTGACTGCACAGCAAGAGTTGCACCAAAGAATCCAATAGCGTTAGCACTAACCTCAACCTGCGTCGTCAGCGTTCCAGCAGTCTGGACCTGCAAACGAAGCTTGCCGTCTTCTGTCGTGTTACTTGCATCAGCGATGACAGCTTGAATCGCTGCATAATCAATCGGGCGTTGTGATGCTGTGCCATCATCGTTGTTGCCTCTGAAATACAGAGTGCTCAGCTCATCGTTGTCTTGACCGACAGCATTGTCCCGATGGCGATACATCCTGATGTCCGCACCAGATGCAGCATCATCGTTGGCACATTCAAGCCGAACAGCTTCAGTGCTTCCATCCGTGATGTGGAGCGGTGATTCAGGTGCAAGCTCATTGATGCCGACTGTGCCCTCTTGCAGTCGGAGAACATTTGCTGCAGCACCTGCCTTGGTTACAACAAAATCAAGCCGTCCATCTTCACTGCCGCTGCTTGCGTCAACAATGCTGCTGGTGATTTCCGCGTAAGATTGTGCGTTACCAGCATCATCTTCACCCCGAAACTCAAGCGTTCCAAGAACATCATCAGCAACAGGTGACGGGGAGTTGCGATAGAAAACAACGTTGGGACCTTCAAGTGCTCCAGCTTCGCTGTTTTCGATAATTACATCATCGCCAGCCGTAGCTTTGAACGTGTGAAACTGTGCAGCCGCCGTTCCACTGCCAACTTGAAAACCTGTGGGTGTGAACTTTGAATTCAGCGCATCGCCTGTGCTGATCGCAATCTCATCTTCAGCACTGCGGAAAAATCCAGTAGCGTCGCTATCAGCAGTAAAGCCAAGCGATGGAGCGGTAACACTGCCAGCCGGAATTTCAGTTAGCAACGTGCCATAACTGATTTTCTTGTTCTTATCGGCAGCAACCGACTCTGAAGTGTCAAGCACCAAAAACTCATCGTCTGATGCAGGCGCTGTCAGTTCAGTGAGATCAGATAACTTTGTGTCGGCCATCAGTTGCCAGCCTCCAGTGCAGCGACTTTAGCTTCAAGGGTTTCGATGCGATCCATTGCCTCTTGCAAGGCTTTGACGGCTTTCATATACAAAACAGAGTAAGACACTGTTTTTGTTGTTGTGCCAAGGCTGTTGCCGTCAGCATCTTCATCGTTTGATTCTTTGACAAGCCCTGGTGATACAGCTTCAAGCTCTTGCGCGATCACACCAATTTGCGTGTGAGTTCCGTAGCCAGTGCTTGATTTGAAGTTGTAGTTTCTAACCCGAACGTCTTTAATGTCATCCCACTGTGAATTGGCGTCAACAATGTTTTCTTTCAGCTTGCTGTCTGAAAGTGATCCATAGCTGTTGTTGGTGTTTTGCAGATCACCATTACCTTTAACTTTTGCTTCACCGCTGCCGCCAAACACCTGCAACACGGCAAGAGCATCTGCAGCATTTCTGCCAAGTTTATGAACGCTATCGTCTCGCAACTCAAAGCCACTGGTACCGATTGCAGGTGAACCGTTAGTGATGTTGCCGCTTGCAATATCTATATTGCCAGTCGTCTTAATGTTGCCAGCAACGTGCAAAAGTTCGGTAGGTGTTGTCTCGCCGATGCCGCACTTGCCGTCAGAAAGAATCGTTAGCCTCGTGATGTTGTTTGTATCAAAGGCGAGACTGTCGGTGTTGTTGTCATATTCAATTTTACCAATGTTTGTGTCGGCAGTGTCGCCAAGACGAACTAGGCAACGACTGCTGACACCAGCAGTCAACTGCAGCACAGAGTCACCAGCGCTTTCAATGTGTAAATCTGCAGTAGGAGCATCGGTTTTGATGCCCACGTTTCCACTTGCGTCAACAGTTACGCGATCAGTGCCATTGGTGACAATACTGAGCTTGTCAGTATCATTTCGGCGCAACCCAAGATCGGTGTCATTCCTAAATGAAATGCTGGGCTTGCTTTGAGATCCGTCCGAAAAATAAGATTGCCCGCCGACTTCACCCAGCAAGATGTTGCCATTATCAGCAGCATTCCGCTGTTTGATTAGTGCAGGCGTTGCGCTGTCGTCGATGAAATACTGATAAGCGACCGTACTGCTTGGCGCACCACTTCCGCTGTTGACAGATTGAATTGCCGCAAGAGCGTTGTTTAGATCTGCTCTGACTGAAGCTCCGGTATCATTGGCAATCTGGTAGTCATGACGTGCCATTTCTAGGTTTGCTCAGAGCCGAAGCCCGTTGCCACATACTGAAAATCCCGATCCACTGACGAATTGCTTGAATCCTTGAAGTGGACCGTGAAACCAGTGCGGGTCACGGATGTCACTTCATAATAGTCCCCACTAAGAAGATTGAAAGCCGTGATGCCGACGGTGGGCGCTTCATAGAACGCATTCGTGAAAGTCACTACCTTCGCTGCTGCTCCAGACTCAATCACCTGGCTGCTTTCCGTGCGAGCAGGAATCGACATCGAAACACCCAGCTCATTGATCAAGGGTGTTTGGGAATCGCTGTCAGATTCAAGCACTGCTTTGAACTGGAACGTTCTGCCGACAAACGTGTTCCGATTCAAAACTCTCCAGTCACCAAAGGTAACAGGCAACTCTTGCCGCAGCTTGCTGCCGTCTTCCAGCAAGAAGTAGTTAGAGTCTTCTAGTTGAAATGTCCCTGTCGTCTTGGCTTCGTCACTAGCGCGAAAATAAAGAGTGGCATTAGTGTCTTCTGCCAAGTACGAATCAAAGTCAGGCCAAATATCAATCAATTCAGTGCGGCTGTCGATTAGATCATCTGGAGCCAAACTAAGGTTGCCTAAAATTTCACCCAGCGTCACTTCAAATTTTCCGCCAAGGTCAACAATCGTGCTGAACTCATACTCTCCAGAGCGCCCACGTGTCCCAATAAAATCAATCTCACCAAAGCTATCAATGTTGCCCGAGATCTCGCTATCCCACAGCGCATCTCCGTCTAGAACTAAGCCGCCGTAGGCATCGCTATAAAACACGCCACGAGTAAAGCTACCACTGCTGAATGGTGGATTAGTTGTATCTTCACGGATGTTGAGCACCGTGCGCTTTGATGCAGTAAAAGACATTTTGAGAACCTCCTATGTAGCGTCAGGGATATTAACGACAGCACTAACGGCAGTGCTGCTTTTCTTTCTGGTTACATCATCCTTGAGTTTGATGATGTATTCACCATTCAAAAGCGGTACGGTGATTGCGCTGGCTGAAGCTGGCACTTCAGCAAGTTTGACCGCACCGGCAAACGTTCCAGAGCCATCTGTCTTTCTTGAGTGCCTAATCAGAGCAACAAGATTGTTTAATCTTTGAGCAGCAGGAGGAGTCCATCTCAGAATGGCCTGTTTGTCATCAATGGGGCTGACTGTAAGGTTAGAGATGCTAGGAACAGGATCTGAAAGGTCTGGAACTATCGCTTTGACTTTTGCCCGACGAGATTTCTTAGGTGCTGCGTCTCCAATTCTTATTCCAACCGCTCTAACTTGAACCTCTAACGTCCTGCCAGGCTTGAGACCCTCAATCTCAAATGTCGTTGCCGTCGTGCTTAATTCTTTGAACGTTCCTTTGTCGATGCGATACCTAACGTCGAAAGACGCAGTGAAGCCACCTTCACCTCTTGACCATGAGGCTACTGCGCGATTGGTAACGCCACCATCCTTGTCGATTCGCTGGAATTCAATCGGCATCAGATCACTGGGATAGGTGGCCTTTCATCCACGGTAGTGATGTCGTCTAATTGCAGAGTGGCATCGGGATCGTCCGCAGCGGCATAGATGCTGTCGTTGAACTGCACAGCAACAACAGTAAACGTCCCATCATTATTGTCCGCAACAGAAAGGCAACGGAATTTTTGCTCTTGAACGCTGTTGGTGCTGATTGAATACACCGCACCAACCAGAGGTTCAGAGCTAAATGCGGTATTCTCCTGGTCTGTCCTGATCGTGACTGTGGTGCCGCTGGTGTTATCAGTGTCAATCTTTTTGCTTTTAACCGTTCCATTACGCAAAACACACGTCAGTGTTGGATTGCCACCAGCAGGCAATGTGATCGACTGATCTGCGACAATTGTTGTTGTCGTAGAACTGCTGATACGTCCAGAAAGCCGCGTTGCAGCACGCAGCTCATCTTGAATCGCAAAGACTTGTCCAGGAAAAACCAACGCTCCATCAAGCCCGACAGCAAACGTAACCGTATTGGCATCCAGCTCTTCTGATTTCATCATCCAACGCCCCATGCGTTGCGCTTGCGTTTTGGATGTGCAGCCGAAAGCCAGAACCTCTTTGACTTGGTAGCCGTATTTTGAGATCAGGTTTGCATCTTCAATGCAAATAACGTTTGGCTTATAGAGGTTGTCTGGGTCGCTGTAGCGTATTCTGATGCTGGTGCTGCGTGTCTTCAGCGATGATCCGCTGTAGTTGAATACGCCGCCGATAACGTTGGAGTTAGAAAAGATGTGAACTGGAGCGACAGGATCAATACTGCCGTCGTCATTCCTAAGATTGCCGTGATCTGCTGTGACCTGAATCGTATTCGACTGCCAATACATCATGCTCCTAAAGATGCTGGCAAAGTCCTGCAGCACGGTGAACGCTTCACCCGGTGTTGACACCTGAACGTTGCAGGCAAAACGTGGCTCTTTAGTGCCGTCGGCCAAAGTTATTAGCTCGTTTGCATACTGACACAGAGGATAAAGATCAACCCAGCTCAGATTTGTCTTGTCGATAAAGTGACCAGCGCCGTACCTTGTATTAATGAGCAAGTCGTAGAAAACGCAAACAGGGCAGGTCGTAAAGTATTCTTTTTTTGAAAGAAGGCCGTTAAAAGTACCGATAAATTGCAAACTGCCGTCTTCTCTGATGTTATCTTCGGCGTTTTTGGGAACCTTGACTTTTCTGCCACGCACCAAATACGCTCTAGTCGGCAGGTTTTGGAACTCCTCTGTTGAGATGTTCATGCTTACCGTTGCTGCGTAAGGATACGCTAGTCTTATGCTTTGATTTTCGGTAACAGCACTCCACAGAAGCTGATTCCTGCGGCCATTTTTCAACGGCGTACGCTTATCGACTTCTTCAAACTCGTCAAACGTTGCACGAAAAATCTGCCTGTCAAGATCACCAGCATTGTTCTGACTGTGCGGAATGTTGCCTGCAAAGTCTTTGCCAGGATATTTGCGAACTTGAATCGTCCAAGGTGCTTCGCCTTCTAGTTCAATGCCGCTTATTTTGTATTGGTAGCCAGTCGTGCTGATGCCCTCAATGTAAAAAAGGTTGCCTTTGCCATCAGTCTTAAAGTCTTCTCCAATCTTGGTAACGTCAGCTTTCTTAATGTTTTTATACTTGCCGCTTTTGTCCGCAATCCTTACATCAAAGAAAATCACAGCATCAAACTGCTGACCCTTAACGAGCCCTTCTTGCGCTGTAGAGAACAACGCTGGCACCGTGAACAGCAGGTCAACGCTATCAACGTCAGAGTTTGTTACCTGATAAACCGCTGTGCCTGCGCCATAGTTTCGCGACTTGACGATGTTTAAGTCTTCATCAGTTTGCTTGTCCTTCCTGTTGTTTTCTTCGTAGTCTGAACCAACCTCACCAGGACCTTCTTTTGTAACGCTGCCTGCCTTGTCCTTAATGTTTGGCAACATCGCTTGCCCACGTGTACCAGGGTTGAACTGGTAGCTGATATTATTTGGGTCGTAGTTATTTTCACCTGTCACTGATTTCAGAGGCGTTTCGTCTAGGTAAACCCCTTTGCGGCCACCTTCAATGCCATCAATCGGGCCTTCACAAAGAAGGTCAAGAATCTTAATTACAGAGGTTGAATTAAGTCCCATAATTATGTCTCCGTAAGATCTTCAGTGTTGTTGTCGCCGTGAAAGTAGTTGTAGCCAACACCTTTGATTACCAATCGGCCACTGTCGTCTGCGTCCGTGTCGATAATCCTAACGCCAAGCTCTACCGTTGTATCGTTATCCTCTACGCCGCTGTGCCCATAAGTAATTGCATGGGCAAACCTGTAAATGTCTGTTGACTTGAGCAACCCTTGCACCGTCCCACGCACATTGGCGAAAACAGGTGACTTTCCGCTGTAATTATTCTTTGTGACTGTAATCTCATAGGTAACAAATGCTGGCACGTTTTGCCCGCCAATTACGTTGAATAAGCCTCGGTCTAGCTCAAACAGTATTTGGAAATTTTCCCGCTCAGTGTCTTCGTCATCGTAGTTTTTAATGCCATCAACCCTCTGTTTGCTTTCGTCGTTAAACCTGATCTTTTGGTTCAGTGATAGGCGTTCTGATCCACGGCTTGGCCTGACATTAGCATCCCACTTTCTCGTTCTAAGGCCGTTCAACGCTTTAAATTTGTTTCCAGGCTTTTCGCCATTGATCCTTACTGACCTGTCGCCGGTAATGCCGAAAAATTCACCTGTTGGGTTGCTGTCATCAGCTACTCGAACACGAGAAGAAAGCAAGTGACTACCGATCAACAGCTTGCCGTAAACGAGAGGTACTGTCGCCCCAACACCAACGGTATTTGCAGGACCAGCAAAAGCGTATGACTGTTGCCCTGCCGTGGCGCGTGAAACACCTTGTGGGCCTGCAGCGTTTGTGTTTTGCCCTGGTGCAGTTCTGTTGTTGAGAGTAGGGATTGTGGGCTGAGGGGCAAGTAGCTGCGAAACGCCGCCAAGGACAAGGCTTGCGCCGATTGCACTTATCGCCGAGCCCACTACTGTGCCAAATGCACTACCAGCAACACCAATGGCTCCGGCAAACGGCACTGCTGCCGTAGAGCCAGCGGCTAATGTGCCAAAAATACTTGTTGTTCCAAATATGCCAGCACCAGGCAAAAGAAACGAAGCCGCAATAAGACCAACACCTGCAAGTATCTGCCCCGCACTGCCACCACTACCTGCAATCACAGGTGCGAGCACCAGATCATTATTGCCTAATGGCAACTGCAGATCTTCGTAGCCTAAGAACGTTCCAGCCTGCACCAACGTGTAACCAACGCCATGCTGGTGCGCTTCTGTCAGTTCCTTCTGCAGTGCAGGGTGATTGATGCACAGCAGCTTAATCGCCTCTGCAGGAGACCGCAGGTTGTAATAAACATGCTCTGAGCCGTAACGCGCACCCAGATCATCCAGCAACCTAACGGTCTGCTGCATATCGAAAGACCGCCGCGACTCTAGAGACATAGTATCGCCCAAATGGTTCCACCGCACTTAGGGAGTCTTGCCGTTGATGCAGAATCCTTTCATCAGGCAACAGGATTGCAGCGTGCATTGGGCTTGCTGTCCCAAGTCGCATGATCAGCACATCACCAGGACGCCTGCGGGCATAAGCAATTTTTTCAAAGCCGATAGCTAATGCCTGCTGCAGAAAGATGCTGTCGCAGGTCTCCAAATCAACAGGGCGCTCAAAATCAGGCAACTCAATTCCTTGCAGCTTGAACCAGTCACGCACCAACGTGAAGCAATCAAACTTGCCGTATTCCCATTGCCTGCCAATCAGGGTGCGATAGTTGACCATTGCTTGTCCGGAATGCTCCAAATGTGCCAAGGAACTTTCGTTCCAGTGCAAGCACGCTTGTCAGCTTCACTTGCTAAACCACCTTCAGGGTGTGAATGCACAATGGCTTCAACCGTTCCAAAAAACGATGCTGTTGCGTAGTCTCGCGGATCAATCGCAAAGTCAGCGCAGGGGTTGTCTGCAACATTGCGACACGGCCAGTATTTGCCATCAACGACAACACCACAGGCTTCTTTTGGAGCACACCGTAATGCGTGCTGCTCTGCATCAGACCTGAAGTCTTGCACCTGGAAACCCTCCAAATGGCAACAATCCTTTTGGATGCCGCAACTCACATGCTGTCAAATTTTTAGCGCATTGATCGCCTGCCGTATTTGTTTCGTTGTTGTTCAAGTCGAAACGGCCCTTGTTTTCATTCCCAGGCAGCTTGTAGCCGCACTCAGCGCCCTTGTAAACCCACGGGCAATGCTCAACAACTTGCCTAGCAGGCAGACGCAGATTCGTTAGATCAAGCTTGCCAACGAGTTCAAACTCAACAACCTGAGGGTTTTCAGTTGCTACACGGTCGATATACCACGACTCATAGCCACCGTTAAACACTGCTGTTGGGTCAGCTGCAGGCTCGCCATCAAGAAACTTTTTGCAAGTGCGAATGCGTCTAACTTCTGCACGTAATGGGTTGTAAGCATTGAGCAGCGCTGTGATGGCTCCATCTGCATTGGCAATCTTCATGCTGGGACGCGGCAACGTGCCCTTGGTTGTCACCTCAAACCCATCAACTTCAATCGGCACTGCAGAATATGTTTTTGCTTCATTTGGCTCAACAAAAGCGTCCGTAAACACAATGTTTTCTGAAACTTGATTTGTTCCGGCGTGAAAGTAATAAACCGTGTCAATGCCATTCACGGCAGCAGTCAAGTGCAGCTGGAACAGCTCAATGATCGCTGATGGCTCAAGCGAATGAAGTTCTCTTTCAACCTTGTTAGGCGTAGTGGTCATGGCTCAAATACCTGCTCAAACGTTGCCTGAATGTTGAATAGGTTTGAATATGGCATCGTTTTTCTCCATGACCTACAAATCCAAACGTAACTAGCTGTCTCATCTGGTGGCGACCAATTAAAAGCCTCGACTCCGCCCCTGGCTTCTAAAAAATCTTCAATGCTATTTGCGTCCGTAGCAGTCCTGTTTACCCAAGACAAATCCCAAACCTTCGGGTCTTGATTGATGCCGAACGTTGAACGCTGCGAGTAACCCGAACCGAACTGAGCAACGCGCACATTAGGCTGCGCTTTCTTGCTTGCGCCATAGTCAGCGTCAATGCTGGGGAAAGTAGTTGCAGCCATTAGCTCAGAAGCCCTCCAGGACGTTTTTGCTTAATCAGTTCAGCTTGCACTGCCGCCCCAATAGCCTGACCAAGCGCCTTGGCATTGGGTTGGTCGCCTTGCGCACTAGAGCCTGAAGCGTCAACATTCACCACCACGTTACCGATGCCAGTGCCAGAAGTCTCAACACCTAATCGACCACCACGACCACGGCGCAAGGGAAGCACAGCTTCTGGGCCAGCCTCGCCCATGAGCGCCATTGTTGGCCTGCCGATGTAGCCGCCTTTGGCGTAAGGAACGATGCCGTTCTGGGCGAACACATTGCCCTTAGCACTAGGAATTAGATCTACAAGTTGGCCCACGCCTGACCGCAAGAACATGCTGGCGAAAGTCCGCAAAAGGCCAGACAGCGATTCACCTAAAGACTTAGTGCCGTCAATTAACCCCTCAATGGCGCTGGTCATTTGATTAGCCAACGTGTCTTTAACCTGATCAAGCGTGATTTTGTATTTGTCAGTCTCTTTGTTGAGTTCTTTCTGCTTTTCAGTAGTGCCAGACAAAAGCTGCTGACGCTTTAAGTCAAAGTCTGCCAAGGCACTGCTTTGAGCGATTGCAAGATTGTTGCCGGTTAAGCCCTCCTCTTGAATCCGCAGCATCTCACGGTCATATTCGAGCCCCGCCAGCTGAAACTCATTGCCTGCGACTCTTGCCACATTGATCTGCTCTATAAGCTGACGCAGCTTGTCAGACGCCTGCACTGTTTCTTTCGTAACAGTGCTTGCAGCTGCACCCTTTGCAGCTGTACCTACCAACAAAGGAGGCGCAAACTGCACACCTTCAACTGCTGAAGCTGTTGCAGCCTGTGATCTAAGCCTTTCTTTTTCTGCCTCAAGCTGTTCTTTAAAGCCTCTTCTTTTGTAAAGCTGCGCTCTTGTCAACTTGTCAAAGCCAAGGTTTTTCATGGCTTGATTTGTTATGTCCGCCTCCGCAAACAAGCTGTTCAATTTGTTCGTCAACATTGTGACAAAATCAAGGATGCCTTTAAACAAAGGTTCAAGAACTTTGCCGATGTTTTGACCCAACGTGATGAACGCATCCTGAAGCGTTGAAAGCTTGCCATTAAGGGTGTCGGCTTGAGCAATGGCGCCGCCAAAATATGTCCCGCCTTGGCTCGTCAAGCGGATAAGTGCCTGGTTTGCTGCGTCAAAACTGATTTGACCTTTTGTCATTGCCTTAGCCAACTCATCACCTGAGAGGCCATACATCTTCTTCAGCTCAGTCGTTAGATCAACGCCACGTTCAAGCAGCTGCAAGTTTTCTTCTTGCTGAAACTTGCCCTTTGCGCGAATTTGGCCAAAAGCTGTTGCGATGCCGTCAAGCTCGGCACCAGTCGCCCCAGCAATATCGCCAAGACGCTTAGTTGTATCAACAAGCGAATCAGTCTCAATGCCAAACGCTTTGAGCTTTTTTGTAACATCAATTAGCTCGCGGACCTGAAACGGCGTCGCTGCACCGAACGCTTTAATCTCAGCAAGAATCTGCTTTGTTTTTTCCGCGCTACCAGTTAAGACCTGCAGTGATCGGGTCTGCGACTCAAGCTCTGCTCTGGAACCAAATATCGATGAAATCAAGGCAGCGCCACCACCAATACCAGCTAAGGCAATCAGTGGTTTGCTTAGCCCACTAAAAGACGAGGCCAGATTCTTAGCCTTGCCCTGCAGTCCCTGCAGATCATTGCCAAGCCGCCTGATGCTCTCTGCGCCTCTGGTTTTGACATCCAGAAGCATTTGGAAAACTGACTTTTGCATCAGCCTTACTCCTTATTCATGAGCTTGACCGCCGCAGCTTCCATGACCTGCAAATTCTCAAGCACGGTCGGCTGATCCTCGACTTCATACAGTCTAAACAGCCATTCCACAGCTGAATAGTCCAGCCCACAAACACCTGACGCCGTTGTGCGCCATTGCGTCTGACAACGCAAAAACATCTCAACCGCAGGCCAGTTATCAGGCCACACCTCAAAATCCTCAGGCGCTTCAGGCTCTGGCAGTGCCAAGCCAAACGCCTTAGCGTCAGCCATCAGCTCTGACTTGTCATCAGGGCCGCTGAATAGATACTCAACGGCCTCCTCTAGTTTTTTCGCTTAGCTCCCTGCTTGCTGTCCAAGTATGCGCCAGCAATCGCGGTAGCCATCATTGGCACGTCGAGCAGCTCATCACGCTTGGTAATGCTGTAGGGCAGCTCTTTGCCATCCTCATCCTCAACACCTGCCCAGCCTGACATCACCTCGCGGGCAATCTCAACATCAGTCAGAGACCCTTCTGCGCTCAGCTCAGCAATCTCCTGCAGACGGCTTTGTGTTAAGTCTTTGAACTCAACATCAAAAGTGACCCGCTCATGCTTGCCCCCATCAACAGGGACATCTACAGAAACGGGCCACTTGTAGGTGTTGGACTTTTTAAGGACGAATCCCATAGAAGGAACTATTTACCCTAAAACTAGCGCACTATGTAAGTGTCAGGCTGTACTCATCATTGCCCGATGTTGTCGGTGTTGCTGTGTAGTCAAAATTCAGCATCTGAATGCCGTCAGAATCTGAGTAGCCAACAGCAGACAAATCAGTCTGAGGTGCGCTGAAAGTAATGATGTTGCCATCAGTTTGACCGTGCTGGAATGTGTTGTTTCCAGTAGCAGAGCCGGTGATGCTGGTGAAATAGTTCTTGGTTGCCATCGTGACGGCCTCAAGAACAATGCTGCCACCAGGGCGACGATCAGTGATCAGCACTTCCTTGCTGCCACCAACCAGCTCGCGATAGACGCTCTGGTTGTTCTGATTAAAGCTGAACGACTGCACAGCACCGGCATAGCTGAACAGCTGTTGGCTGGTGGTGTTGCCGTTCTTGAACAGCACCGGCTTAGCTTGGTTCTGATAAGTCGGCGTTGCGTTTGCAACGTCTGTCGGCTCGTTATAGATGCCAACCATCGTGAAGCTGATGGTCGGAATTTGACCAATCTCAGCGTTAATCGAGAACGAACCGCGAGCGCCAGTCACTTTCTGGCGGACGCCATCTTGGAAAAAGTAGATAGTGACAGAGTCAAAGCTGCTGCTTACCGGGGCATAGGTGACAGAGGTGCTGGCAACGATTGTTTCACTGTTGCCGCAAGCTTTGAGCAGCGGACCAAATGCAGGGGCAGTGCCGGCTGCGCCAGAACCGGCCATCTCAACTTCAAAAGTCACCTCAACGCGCTGATTAGCGTGAAGCACTTCATAGTTGCCCATATAGCCGCGGATCAGCGCACGCTCAACAGCGTCAGATTGAAAAGGGCTGATCTCAAGATTGCGAACAAGGATCGCATCTGCACTGCCTGTTGGCGTTGGATCAGTGCCGTAAGTTGACTCCTCTTTCGCCAACAGAAGGCGTTGACTTGTTCTAAGTGCCATTGGTCAAAACCTCAGTTGGAGACAGGAAGTTGACTATCAAAACCCATAATAGTCACGGGCCTTGAGTCAGGTCAG